AAAAGAAATTCCATTCTTCGTCCAACAAATCATCTAATATGTCTTCGTCAATAGTCGGAATTGATTTTGTAAGTTGATAATTCGTATGTTGTACAACAGATGGCGATACTTGTAATACTTGTCTCGAGTTACGTGAAGTAGGTTCGAATTCAGGTAATGTAACTTGATCGATAAGTTCTTGATTAGGGTCAAGTTCTTCAGTCAGAATACCGGCTTTAAAATTGGGGTCATCAGGAAACTCATCACGCATTATCTCAAGTAAAAGGCTATCTAGAGTAGGGGATGTATGTTCTGGTTTATTAGCTGCTGTAAATCGGTTTGTTGCCATCATCTATCTACTCTAAAGTAATATTTGTTATCATGAATTTGTACATCTTCACCACCTTCGCGCTCAATACGTAGTACTAACTTATAATACCGTTCCGTTAAGAACGAATTAAAATCTATATTAATATAGTTACCGGACGAATCACATGATATGCGCGTAGAACCCGTATCAAACGGAATGATAGTTTCGTCAGTAACAGAATCTAAAACACTCCAATACGATGATGTCGGCAATCTATAATTATCTAAATATACTGAAGACGTTTGATATGCACGTGTCGGGAATTCTGGTCGCGTCTGAATACGTAGCTTAGCTTTCTCAGATTCATGATATGCAGATCGCAAATTTGTAAAGTACGGAACATATATATCGCTGTTTATTTCAGTAAACGAACCCGTTCCAGATAAGATAGAATTGTCATAAGCTACTTCAAGTCTAGGTACGTAGATCGTATTTGATTCTCGACCAAAGAATTTTAAGCTACCAGCTAAGTCGCCAGATATTTCAACAGCCGTTGGCCATTTGATAATTAAACCATGATTTAAAATATCATTAGATATCCATGCATTCATTATCGGAGTGATATTTAAACGGACATCTATAGTTTCCGCATTACTAAATGATTGACTAGCTCGATAACTTATGCTATTATCTGCAGAACTAGTTAGCCATGTGCCGCCGCCATTTAAATTAGTAACACTTTCTTGGCCGGCTGATTGAGCAGACCCAGTATTCCAAGCAGATGGTAAGCTGACATCAGTCCCATTACGATAGTACCATGATACACCTACACGTGATTCTGGGTCAGAATCAAATGTACCAGTGCCCATTGTCCAAGATTCCGAAATTGGATATGCTTCAATCGAAAAATTTGCCGGTACAGAATTTGCATTAGCCAATCGTAATGTTAAATATGCAGATGACGATAATGGATGAGATGCAAATGCAGGTATAGTACCATTGTTAATATCGGTACGTAACGTCGTTACATTATTTCCTAAATCTAACAATACACGTGAATTATATGTGTTACTTAACACATTGCCCATATCATCGCGAGAACCACATGCAATCTTTGTTAATTCAAGTATAGAATCTAATCCAGTATTACGTTCTGGATATTTTTCATATATAGTCGTATCACGTTCTATGTAATAAAGTTTATACATATTATGCCTTTACTATTCTTCCTTTAATATCAGAATCGGGATACTTAACTTCAAAAATGCAAGGATCTAAACTCGGATATACAATACCATTTTTAGTAGCACCATTAATGCTATATACATTATTGTTATAACCTTTATTAGCATCATATAAATTTATTATATCTAATTTAGGTACACTTTGAACACCATCAATTTTATCAAGTTCCGTCATTAAATTAGATATGTTTAAACTACCGTTAATCTGCATACGTTCATTATTTAACAACGTCTTAAGCCTATTTATACAACGTATTAACACTTCATTACTATTGGCATTAGGCCTAGGTATAATTTCAAACTCTACGCCAATATTAATCACATATGCAGTTTTAATATTAATTGCATCCGTTAACATTCTATAATTAGATAAGTATGTACGTAAATTTTGTTTTACTGCAGTATTAAGCGGTGTAAAGTTACCGGCGACGTCATAACCTAACGTATATAAATTTAGAGCTAATGGATTAGATATAGTCTCGCGTGGATATTCATTATCTGATGTATTAATTTGGGTATCACTGACAATATATGCCTTTGCAATTGATCCGTATTTTGAAGGCATTGCATAACATCTAGAAATATAATCTTCACGTGTAATAGCTCTATTTTGAGCAGCAAATGCTGCTATGGCAGATTGACGTATATTTTCGATATCATCTTTAGCTTTTCCGCCACGTGCCGGTACAGGATTGTTTACAGCCAGAGATGCTTTTGTATCAGTCAAATCAACGCCGTAAATTTCTGTTGCAGTATTATATGGTACAGATAAAATTGTTGTCAATGAATTAACACTTACATTCTCTTTTGTGCCGCCACCTACCGAATATGTAACAGTTAGTGTCTCATTATTTGGAGCCAATCCATATGTACTAGTATATAAAAAGTTCGATGGATCTATGTTATTGTTTGTAGTTCGATTTAAATACTCTAAGCCGCTACCAATGTTCTTAGGATTAGGAATTAATTCTTCATCAGCATCGGAACTTATACCAGCACCAAATTGTATTTCGGTACGTAAGTCTTCTCTAAGTCTAGTTACAAACCTTCTAGGTGTACGTCGTAATTTTAAAATATACGGCACAGCACTTCTAAATGAAGATAGGGTTGAATCATTAAATGGAATGTTCTCGATATCTTCGAATATAGTGTCTTGCGCTAAATAATCGACTTGATGCCATGTCGAGCCTTCGTCGCTAGTAACACTGATTATATCTAATACATTAGTATCTGTTAATGCAATTTTATCATATATTTTAGGATCACCGAATGTAAATGTAGCCGTCTTAACCTCGCCAGATATTGCCGGAACGGATTTTTTGTATAAGTAGTATTGTACATTACCATTACTATCAATCTCATATACAGAAATATCTAATGGATCTATAGAACTTGATGATGAAAAGTCTACAGTCGATAATGTACGAAATGTGACATTATCATTACCGGTCACTGTCATTCCAGGTTGGATTGATAACGTATATCTTTCATCTGGACGTGCAGATGCTCCAGAACCAAGTGCCGGCACAAGTTGATACACATCTAAATCGACTAACGCGGGTGAATTTAATTTTGGCTTATATCCCAACATTTGGGATAACTGCAATACATTAGCATCTTCTTTAGCGCTATTAAGTAATGACTCTCTATAAGAAGTATCAGTGTAAAATGACAATACATCGCCGACATATGATGCCATTTCCATAAACATCATACCAGGCGACGATTCATTAAAATCATTGTAGGTATTGGGATAATACGTACGTGCGAAGTTTATTAAATTTTGTCTAAACTGCGCAAAATCTTTATTAAGATATTTTACATCTTTTTTAACTAATGTCATTAAAGTCCTCCATATACCTGTACTAATCTACTCGATGCCGGCGAATATGTATCTTGAATTGGTTCTGATACTATAATTGCATTTTCTTGAGCCAACACATTAATGATTAAATTAGCACCGTTACGTGTTGTACGAAAACGTATTCTGATATCTATTCTATGTTCATTGGTAACCACATCGACAGCGTCGAGTATAATATACGGAATCCATGTATTAATATCATTAGTGATAGATTCTGATAAGTCGGATGCTAAGGATTCATACGACTGACGAAATAAAAACTCACGAATTCTAGTCCCAAAATTAGGTTGCATGAAACGTTCACCCTTAAGGGTATGTAATAAATTACGTAAATTACTTATAGACTGTTCCTCTGTTGTATACGATTGTACAAATACGCCTTTACCATTTGTTCCAGCAGCATCATACGATGTCTCTTCTTTTAGTCGTCCGGTAACTGGTCTATTTAAAGGTAAGAGTATACCTACACCTTTATCTGGCGTCTCATTGATTGGTTCATATCTATAAACACTACGTGCCATTTATTATTTCTTTTTATCCATTGCCTTCATTAACGAAGAATAGTCGCGCGTAAGAGCGTTAACGACGGCTTCACCGCCTTCCTTAGATTTTAATGAATCTGTAGAAATAGCATTGCCAGATACATCCTGTACAGCGACAGGCTCGGCAGATTGCATTCCAAACGCTTGTGCCATTTCAGATCTAAAATTCATAGTAGACCATTCATCTGATGACATTGCGGATGTTTCATTTAAGATGTCATTTAACATTGGATTTTTTACGTACTGCTTTTGAGACTGCGTTGCTTGTTTATGCATACGCATGCCGTGGTCTATAACTTCATTGTGAGATTTTTTTGGTTCCGTACGTTCGTTTAACTCATGACGAATGGCAGTACGTACTTCTTCTCGGATTATTGTTCGTAACGCTTTTAGAAATACTTTAGAGTTCATAAAATATCCTTTATAATAAATATGTTATTGCTTTAGACTTGCAATTGTAGAATCGATCTTAGATAGATTTGCTTTAATAGTGCCAAGTTTTGTTAAAATAGATGTTGTTTGGCCGACAACAGCACCAGATGCACCGGCTAAAGCTCCGGGTGCCGGCGCTAATGGAGCAAGTATCACAAGCCCCGCAGCAACCGATGCTTGCGCAGATCCAAATGTAGTAGTTGCTACTGACAAAGTATTGACTTGAGTCGTTAGGGCATTAACTTGCGAATGTAAGCTTTTCAATTCATTTTGTATATCTTCAACCATAGTAAAAAATTTATCCATGTCCGATGCCCATCCTGGCGTTGCAATAGATACGGTACTTTTACCTGAAATAATTACTTCGTCGACCTTGCTATTAATAGTAATACGGTCGCTATTTAAAATAATTTGCGGTTCTGAATAACTACGTGTTGATAGTATACCGCGGCCTATATTTTGCTGTGAAGTATCTAATTCTAGCTTTTGCGACGTTGATAAAATAATAGATGATGCATCGCTTTGAAAATTTTCGACGTTTGATTCTTGATTGTTACCTGCAGTAAGTATCATCAAAGGTTCATTGACAGGTCCATCCCATGGCGGTAATGTATTATACAATAACGAACCGTTTGATGCACGTGAATTAGTATCTACACCAGATGAAAAACGTATTGAAGAACCAAATCGATCATTGATAATTAG